TGAGCAGATGTCTGAACTAATATTCCTGCAACGGTATGCATCCGAGATTGACAACGGACTAATCAACAAGGACCAGATAAAGGCCAACATTCCGACCGTTGTAATCCCAACCGATTACGACATTATCACCACCGAGGTGCTATCAGCGAACCTTTCAGAGTCAATCAAATCAGGCTTTGATCCAATCATCACAAACGGATTGACAAGGCAGTACACCGAAAAGGTATTTGGTGAAAATAGCTATCAATTGAAGCTATTAAAGGCCAAGACAATCATTGACCCTCTGCCCTACATGACGAGCGAGGAGAAGTTAGTCCTGAAGGATTCAATGGGTTGTAGTGAGTTGGATTATGTTACATCAGCCTACCTTCCGGCCTTTGTCAATCAGTTGTTAGAAGCCGATATGATGTGGTTAGATGCTGATCAAAAAAAGCAAAGGGCTGACGTAAATACGCTAGCCCTTGCAAAGTTGAAAGAAATTAAAGCCAGTATAATTCCGGTCGTTCCGATTGGGGGTTAGATTATTGGCTCAATACGAAGTTCTATTTCTTTTGCTTGCTGCCTTTTCTTTTTGATCTCTTTAAATTGAAGATATGCTTCTGATTTGGGCTGAGTTTGGCCAAGGCTTTTACACCAATAGTCATTTCGTAAAATCACTTTGCACATTCTTCTCCATGATGGGGCCCAACATTTATTTTCAAGTTCAATCGGGCTTTCATCTGGTATTTGATCGTAGCCCCTGTCTCTCCATCCTGAAATAAACTTCTTAAACCGGATTTTATAATGAGCCTGTGTTTTTCTCGGAAGTGTTCTCAAAAGCAAATTACAGAACGATTCCCATGTGTGACCTTCCGGCTTTGTTATTTTGTTATATCCGGTCATATTGCCATTTTCCTGAACATACAAAGCCCCTGAATTAGCCCCATTAACACGGGCTACAACCTTATACCATGTTTCAGGCTCAAGAATGTGATAAAGCCAAAGTCCTCGTCTCTGGTCGTCTCCGTATGGCTGACAAAGCCTTTGCTGACTTAGTTTAACTCCGGCCATATTCATTTTATCATAGATTTTATTATGGGGTAAAGCCTGATACTTTCCGTGAAAAATCCAGATGTCTTCGGTTCTCCAATCGTAAATTGGGTAAATGTTAAAAAGAGTCTTTGCGACTTTTGTGGTCCATTTGTATCCCTTGTGAGTTAATCCAGTTTTGTTCCTGGCAATTGCACAATAACGATGTAGGCTTTCGTCGGCACGAATTCCAATAAATCCTGCACAAAGTTTGCCTTGTGAATACCAGTCGCCAAAAAGAACCATAAATTCTTCAAACTCCATTTTAGGTTCATAGAATGGGTAAATTTCTGGATTAATTGCTTGCGATGGCTTTGGCCTTACCCAAATATCTTTTTTGTCTTCATCCCAACAAATCCATCTTGGTTCAAAGTTTGAAACGGCATTCCGTAAAAGCATAGGAACCGCAACCCAATGCAAATCAATAATATCTTTGTAAAGATCAATTACTGCATGGAGATGGGTAATTGTATCAGCGTATTGAGCCTCTAAGTCAATGATCAAAACGCCAAAAGTCCGGTTCCTTTTTACTGCTTCTTCCGCAACCAAGTGAATCATTACGGTTGAATCTTTTCCACCCGAAAAACTGACATAAACTCTTTCAAATTCGTCAAACGTGGTTTTGATTCGCTGTCTTGCAGCTTCCAAAACATTATAGGATTGATATTCTTTAATTTTCATGATTAATAGATTTCAGCTTGTTTGTCAATAAGCAAGGCATCTTCAATAGAAACCTCTGGAATATTGTAAGAAACCAACCACTTGTTCAGATACTCCAATGCAATACCATTTGCGGCCTTTTGTTGATCTTCAGTTAATAAGTTAAACCCGCCACGATAAACAGATGGAATTCGTTTTGCATAACACAAAGAAGCCTGTCCAAGCCATGCAATTCTATTCATTGACTTGTTTGTCAAGTAATGTTCGCAAGAGTGCTTCCATTCGGTTGTGACAGCTTCAAGTGCTTTTCTGAACTCATCTTCATTGCTCAAAAGAAGTCGATATTCTTCAAGGCATTGGGCCTCAGTCATTCCCTCTTTTGTTGTCGCATAAAAACCATATTCATAACATTCCCATTTGTCGTAAGTATGGAAAATTCTGGTTTCGTCATTTGTGTTTACGGTTCGGAATTGGTTACGCTCTTTTTCTTCTTCAGTGATTTCATCATTTAGTTCTTCAAATTCAAGTTCTGAATCTTCGATCATCCATGACTTTGAAAAATCATCATCTTTAAAAAGACTTTCAAGTCCTGTAATTTGCATCAATCGCAAAACTTCATCAGGGTCCATTCCAAGTTCTTTTGCAACCCGTTCGTTTGTCCAATTCCTGTTCTTTAGCTCAATTACAATTTCCGACATCGCATTGACCATGTGTTTTCCCCTTGCTCTATTGTGTCGGATAGTTGAAGCAATACGGTCTTTTTTATCAGTTTGCTCAGAACGAATAATAACGGTTGGTAGATAGCCTTTAATTCGATCACGAATAACAACAGATTCCTTTCCAACCCTATGACGGTGAAAGCCATCAATAACCTCTACCTTGGCATCATGAGGCCATGTTACAATTGGTTGAGTATAACCGTCATTTAGGATGGATATTTCAAGCAACTCCATTTCTGGCGGTGCTACCTTATTCGGGTTGTAGTCGTTAGATACTACGTTGTCAGAAACAACCCACTTGACAAAATCAACAGGCTCTGATTTAAAAGGTGAAAACTGGTGGATGTGTTCCCGAATTGAATTGATTGCGGAAACTTTCGAATGAAAATCAAGACCATTTAAGTAGTCTGAAATTGCATTTTTAATGCCATTTTCCGATATTGGAACCTGAGCAAAAAGCTGTAATTGCATATTTTTCTTGTTTGTTATTTGCAACAAAACTAAACTAAACAAACGGACTAAAAAAATTAAATTTGCAAAATGATCAGCGACAAACAACTTGAGATAATCCGCAGGATTCAGACTCTTCAGGCTGAATTGGAAGAAGGCATGAATTCCCGATTGCCGGAAATCTTTAAGGGGTTGTCTGACCAGGTCATTGAATTGACCAATGATCTGCCATTAGACCCGAAGAAACGGGCCGCAAACATCAGGGCCATCATCGGCCTGAAAACACAATTGACCAATGTCATCGTTACCAATCCCGAATACGTCAGAGAAGTTGGTCGGGTTCTGGATGGGTTCAAAGACTTGAAGAAACTATCTGATCTTTACTTTTCGGAACTGATTGACGGGTTTAATGCGAAGGAAGTGTTGTATCAGGAAATCCTCAAAGCCAATGTTGAAATCACAAAGGATATGCTTTTGGGTTCTGGCATCAGGAACAACTTTGCGAATGCGATACAAGAAACCTTGTTAGCCAATGCAAGCGGAACGACCAATAAAACCCTTTTGCAAAAAACAATGAGGCAGTTTATTGAAGGCACGGAAACGGAGAAGGCATATTTGAATAGATATGTTTCTACTGTTACGAATGATTCAATCATGACCTTTTCCAGACAGTATGTAGAAACCATCGCTGAAGACTTAAATCTTCAGTTTTTTTTCTATTCCGGCACGGCCATTTCAGATACTCGATCTTTTTGCAAAGCAAGACATGGTAGATACTTCAAAAAGTCAGAAGTTGAGAATTGGGCGAACCTGGGGAATTGGGATGGTCGCAAAGCAGGAACTACAAAATCAACTATATTTTCCTTCGCTGGTGGCTGGAATTGCAGACACACAATCTACCCGGTTAGCAAATTACAATACACCGTTGCGGGTAAAAATGGAATAACAGGGCTTAAATAAGTTCTTTGTATTTCCAGATAAATCCACCTGTTATTTTCCTTTTACCCAAAAGACATTTTGAAATATTTGCCTGAAAAACTCCCGTTTCTCTTTGGGCTTCCATTGATCCCGGCCAATCTTTTATCCAAATTCCTTCAATTGTAAATTGACTTATTGGTATTGATCCTTTAAAATCAGCACCTCTTTTATTAGATGCTTTTCTAAGACCTAATTTGTAGGCATGAAATGTATTTTCCGATGTGGTTACCCACTCCAAATTTTCAACCCGATTATCGGTCTTAATCCCGTTTATGTGATTAACAACCTTTTTACAATCTGGATTTTCAATAAAAGCCAATGATACCAGACGATGAATAGTAGAGTGAATAGATTTCGCTTTTGATTGCAAATTTATGTAGTAATACCCTGTTGTTTTGCTTATGTGCGGTTTTAATATTCTTTCCTTAATGGACTTCGTTCTGAGTTTTCCATTGTAAAGTCTCTCAATAGTTCTGTCCAAACTTTTTACCCTACCCAAGCTACTAACCATATAAAGACCTTCAAACCCAACAACGTCTTTCCAGATTTCTTCAACTACCATAAAAATTCAAAAGCCCGATCAAACAGGTAGAGGACTGCTCAATCAGGCTTTAAGGTTAAAAACCAAGTTCTTTGTTTTGGCCTCTACTCCGCAACAGTTCAAAGATAAAAAAAAGGATGAAATAAAAAAAGCCCCGGAGGGCTTAGTTTACTGATGTCATTTTTATCCAAGTTTTCATGTATCCCCTTGGCCACTTAATTTGAAGTCTTTGTTTTTCGCTATCAATAGCTAAAACCTCTCCTTGCATTCCTTTTTTGTCTCCGGTTGTTGCTGTTATTATTTGACCTACTTTCATTTTGTTTCTGTTTTTGTTTGTTGGGTCAAAAGTAACTCTTTCTTTTATATCTGCAAACATTAATAAGAAAATAATTGAAATATTTTTTCAACTGCTTTTTCACCTATTTTTACAAAAAAATTAAGCCATGAACATTTGCCTTCAAGACTTCATCGGATTACGGGGTTGCTCGACTGTTGAACCAGAATCAGGGGTGTACATCAATCAGTATCCTGGGATGTCAACGGAACTACTTGACAAGGTTGCATCTTCCGATCAGGTGACCTTTGCCCAAGTCTGGAATGATGTTCAACAAACGGCTTATCTGCAATTGAAGACGGGTGTTCAAAAGTCATTGAAGGACTTTGCGTCTGCCCGATTGGATCAGGTTCTATTTCAGACTTCCAAACTGTTCGTGCAACAATGGCAACAAATCAATCCGGTTCCGGCTGAAGCGATTTACAAAGGTGTATTCACATCAATTGCCGGATCGAAGTATGCCGCCTTGAGAGTCAAGAAAGCATACATCTACAATTCCGGCAATGTGGCCGTTGATAATGTGGTAATCAAATTCTTCCAATGTCAGGACGGTACTGTGCTTTATCAAAAGACGGTGACTGTTCAACCAGGGGCGAACTTCATCACTATAAACCAAACCTTCAATCTGGTATTCGACAAGATCAACATTGCGATGTT